ATATAATCTTAAGAAATACATCATCCCAAAAATTGGGGATATTCGACTAGCCAAATACACGCTTAAGGAACATCAGGAGTTCATCAGCAGTCTATTCAATGATGGCTTGTCTCTTAACACAGTAAAGCTCATCAATGGAACGTTGCACAATGCATTAAAAAAAGCCGTTGCAATTGGTTACATTACCAAAAACCCTACCGTTGGTGTCGAGTTCAGTGCGTATGCTAAAGACAATTCCAAAAAACTTCACTTTTGGACAAAAGATCAAGTTGGATCTTTTATAGAAGCAGCTGAAGAAGATAAAGAGCCCATGTGGCTATCATTCTTTGTGACGCTGATTGACTGCGGGCTTCGTGTGGGTGAAGCCATGGCTCTTCGCTGGTCAGACATTGACTTCAGTAAAAATACCTTATCAGTCAATGCAACACGAATCTATCGTGCTGAAACTGGATCAAACGCCGGCAAAATAGCGCTTGATCGTCCCAAAACATTAAGCTCTAAGAGAACCGAATATATGACCGCTCGAGTAAATGATCTTCTTCAACAACAATATGAGCGCCATTTCAGTCACGGCAATGTACAAGGTTTTCGGTTTTCTACTAGCCACAATAACGATTTTGTCTTCACCTATTCGTCTGATGCCAAGTTTGGACAACCGCTCCGATCTCGAGCAACTACCGGTGCTTTTAATCGCATCACCAATCGGGCTGGGCTCCCTCACATCCGTATCCATGATTTAAGACACACGCATGCCGTTTTAATGCGTGAGGCAGGATTAAGCCTTGATGACATCAAAGATGATCTTGGGCATAAAGACATTTCAACCACTCAAATTTATGCTGAAATCTCCCCAGCAAAAAAGAAAGAAAACCATCAACAATTCGAAAAATACTTAAATCAGTGAACACAAAAAAGCTCCAGAACCTGTGGATAAGTCCGAAGCCTTCACCAAAACTTCACCACGGACTTTTCCAACATGATTCTGGAGCTCTTTATTTACCACATTTCAAATCGCGCAAGTCCTTGTCATTAAAGGCGCGCGTTCAATTCCTTGGTCATATCCTCATAACCCGGACGGCCGAGCAATGCGAACATGTTCTTCTTGTTGTGATTTGCTTGAGCACTGATTTTTTCGGTAAGTTACCTTTTGCCCCGCTGAAATCCATGCGGTGTTTAAATCGTTTACACTAGCCATTATTTGGCCTCCTTATTTTTAATGCCTAACAACAAAGCCAGCTTAGGATTAATGGTTTTCTTTACATCATCCTTAGGCTGGCTTTCAGTTGGCTTATTTTGCTGACTGTTTGCTTTTGCCATTAATGATTTAACACGGCGAATCATGTCAGTTGTTAGTGGCAAAACGCTGTTTGTAACTGCCGGTGCTGTATCAAACATAATGTCATCGGCGAAGCCTTTTTCAACAGCCTCTTTGGCATTGATCCATGTCTCGTTAACCATCATGTTGTACACATCGCTTTGACTCATACCGGTTTTTGCTACATAAACATCAACCAATGATTGGTCAATACTGTCTAACGATTGGCTTGCTGAATTTAATGCATCAACATTGCCGTTTGCTGACGTTGATGCTCTGTGAATCATCAGTTGAGCTGTTGGTGCCATCTCGACTTTATCTCCCGCCAAGGCAACCACTGATGCTGCAGATGCTGCAAGGCCAACAATATTGGTAATGATGCTACCTGAATAATTCTTGATGGCTGTTGCCATCTCGCTACCAGCAAACACATCACCGCCTGGGCTATTAATCTCCAAAACAACGTCCTGACCATTTGCCTTTGACAATGCATCAGACAAATCAGATGGGGTAACTGTCTGGTAACCAAAGAGTTGATAAACGTCAGCATCATCCTCGCTTGAGATAACGCCCTTAATTGGTACCGTTACTGCCATTCGTATCACCTCCTTTAAGGTCCGACTCCGCAGGCGTATATTTAGGCGCATCGTCTGGCAAGAAACCGACACGGCGAAGCAAAAAGTCGGATTGGTTGCCAGAAATCGCACCGTTTTTGACGGCACCCCCAACGGCTGCTAAATAGCTGCTCCGATCCTGATCAATGGCCGGCTGAATATCGACTTCAATAGCAGCCGAGAATTTCTCATTTAACTCACTGGCAATAGTCTGTGCATATCGGTTAAGGCTATTCGCATACATGCCCTCAATCATCGATAAGGATGACTGCTGGTCGCCTTGGCCATTCAGGTAGCTGTCAGGAATGTTGTATACTTTCGCAATCTGCTTGCTTGTCCAGTCTGTCGATGAGAGCAGCTTAGAGACGTCCGAGTTTAGTTCCAGCGGAGTATATGTTGTCAGCTCATCAAGCACAACTGGGCCCTTATTTGAGGTTGCTTGAGTCATGAAACCTGCCGACAATGCCTGCTTTTCTTTGAGGCTTAACGCCGACCCATTCTTTGCGGTCAACGTTCCGTTAGAAGCAATAGCCTTTGACAGTGCCGATATTGTCAACCCATTGGCACTGTTTTTGATGTTCAGTTCGTTTTGCAGAGCCAATAGTGGTGACCGGCCAACTTCTCCACCATTCCCAATGCCGAGCAGTCTAAGATGAATCATGTCTGACTGTGGAACATTGTTCATAACAGAAATACTTGGCTCGTCAAAAGAAACGTTGTAAGTGAGTCCAGTACCATCGCTCAAAAGAAATACAGACACCTGAGACGGTCGCAAATATTCAAGACGAACGGGCTGACCGGTAAGCTGGTTGCGCCAAATATACGCATAGGCATTCCCATCAAGTAGCAGTTGTGCCGCCATTGACTGCCAAAAGGCTTGCCGATTTGTGGTTGCTGACGGATGATCGAGAATCGTTTGCGTTCGTGGTTGTCCCGCTTGCATATAACAGGTTGCCAAGTCAGCGGACAATTGATAAATCGTTGCATAAAGGTCTGAGTTGAGCAGAGCTTTCCGTGCGGATACATAAGCGGCCGGATCAACCATTAAGCCAGTCATCATGTCGTCATCGGCTGATTCAAGCACACTCTGATATTGCGGTGCAGCACGATTAGTTGCTTTGTTATTCAGAAATCCAAAAAGCACCATCAGTCACCTCCTTTCTTGGCCTTGCTGATAACAAGCGCTGTTGCTACCAATAACATTCCCAAAATTACTTGTCCGACTAATGGACTGAATGAGAATGCGGCATACACTAGAACGCCAAATCCACATAAAAAAAGAACCGTCTCAATATTTGCAAAGAGAAACAGTCCTGCCACTTTCAGAGTTTTACTAAATTGTTCAACCAACGGCATCACCTCCAAACCCAAACTGGCCGTCTTCGATCATTTTTTTGAACTTCTTGGGCGTCATCAGTTCAACTTCTTTGGTGCGGTCATTCGCTATTCCGTAATCCTCGAAGTGATACATGCCTTGGTACAGCGCATCAATCAATGCATCAACGACATCAATTTTGAGTGTTGCTTTGGCCTTATCGACTTGAATTCCGACCTTATCTTCATAAATCTGGGCATTAAGCAATGCTTTTTCCATGATTTTGTCGTCTAATCTAGTGATTGATTTCTCAATAAACATCGTTTGCAAAAACTTAGTCGGGTCTTTCAGCTCGCCAGTTCGTTGCTTGACCGGCAAAAGATTCCAGCCAGAATTAAGTTCTAACTGCTTAACCATGCGTGTAGCACCCATTGCATCGTAGCCAAAGCACATGACGTTCAACCGGTGCTTCTCAACAAACTCAATCAGCCACGTATACACCTGATCATCATTGATAATCCCTTGTGGATGGCTAGTGATTGTACAAAAACCTTCTTTTGCCAACTCTCGGTAGGCAATACCGTCCTGCTTTTCCTTGGCCTCGATGCTGCCAGCTTTTTGCCACGGGATAAACGAATGTTGAGCAATGTACCAGTATTTTCCATCGCTATCTTCATACGGGAAAACAAAAGCAAGCGCAGTGTTATCGCTAAACATCGAATAGTCAAAACCGATATAAACATCACGACCATCAATTTCAAAGCTAGGAATGATTGCGTGTTCAACGTCTGCTAACTTCAAGTAACTATCTGATGATTCTTGAAGCCACATATTCAGGTTCTTGTTCTGAAAATCTCCAATATTGTTTGAGAGCATGTCACTGTCACGTTTGTCCACCAAGCCTTGCATTAACACTTCTCTTTGATCAGGCAAATCCAATAGTGGATTGCTTTTAACCCAAGTTTCGGGCTTGAACGTCTCATTAAGACTGTCTTGCGCCCAAATAAGTCCTAAGTACGTATCAGCGTCTCGTTTGTAATCCTGTTCCATAGCCTGCTGTATCATTTTCTGATCTTCATGAAACGGTACTCCGGGCTTAGGATAAGCTGTTGAAATCTGGATGAACTGGCGATTCTTCACTTTGACTTGTCCAGATATGATTTTTGATATCTTATCGCGGCTTTCGACTTCTCCGATTTCATCAAAAATGGCTGTCGTAAAATGATAGCTATCATATTGGCCCGATTCATGGCTTATTGGGCGTAACACGTTATTGTTGTTACGCATAAGGATCTGGTCTGACTGAATACTATGGGTATCCAAGCCAACCTCAGCCGCAAGCGACCTAAAAGGTTCATTAGCAATGATCTTTTTCATCATTCCTTTGATGTACCCATATATTTTCCCGGTTTGCTTGTAATTAATCGATGCTACTAAGAAATCTTGGTTAGACAATCCCAGCGATTCAACTAAATATGAGTAACACGCAATGATTGACATCATGTACGTCTTTCCTTGACCACGTGCAACACTAACAATGGCACGACTAAACCGTTTACCACCATCTTGATTACGCCAGCCGATAAGTTGAGACAATATAAAAGCCTGCCAAGGCATAAGTTTGGTAGGCTCTCCGGTATCGACATCCGGGCAAATAGCAGCGAAGTTTAAAATGTTGCTAACCTTGTTTAAGTCATAATTGAACGGGAAGCTATGATCACCTTCTAGCGAACGCTTTAGGTCTTGTATATGCCTGAATGCAGCAAGTTTAATTAGATATCCGGCTTGCTGTTCACCGCTAAGAACGCTTAATGCATAAGCTGTCCCCGGGTCCCTAAAGGTACTAATAACTTCTTCAAAATTACCACGCTGGTAAACGCCAAGAACATCATGGGATTGTGTTAAGTCAACTCGGGTCACCTAACATCGCCTCCTAAGAACTTCTTCATCTCGGCGACTACATCAGGCTTCTTGTCAGGCGGCTTAATTGTTGCAAGATCTGCACGGCTCTTAGGTGACAGCCCTAGTTGAATGCCAATCGCAGTCATTTGCTTAGAAGCGTCATTATATATGGCTGTGGCGGGATTGCGCTTATATCCCATGAAGTCTTTTCCAACAACATCTCCCGCACTATTTTGAACGCTCCTGTATATGGCTTGCTGAACACCATCCTTTTTGATCGACTCGTAGGCTTCTCGGTAAATCTCATAGGCACTACAGTAGTTTTCAACCAAATTAGCATCGATGCGTTCAATCACTGATTGTTGCTCTAAAACAGGTAGAACACGGCGCCACATTGCCTTAGCGATTCGACCTAAATAAGTTGGCGGTGTGGTCGGAAAATTGCCGTTGTGTTGGTCTTTATAAGCTTTTTTGACGATCTCACCCACCTCCTAACTTCGGGCTGACCCCCCCTAGGTAAAATTTTTGAAAATTTGATTTTGCCACAAGACGACAGCTGGTGTGCGCTCCCCGCCTAGAGCCAGTAAGGGGGGGCGTCAAAAAAATTTCACGTTTGTCATTCTCACTGCTGGCGGTCAATCAGTTCAACTATCCGTTTTACGTCATGCAAACGTGGCGATCCCTTGAGCGTGTTGGCTTTACCGGTTCCATAGTGCGTTTTTTCCCAAGCTGTCTTGGCTTGGTGGCAGGCCTTGCAGCACGTGACAAGGTTAGACGCATCACTCATGCCGTTAGCATCAACTTCGATTGGTACCACATGGTCAACGATGTTCCCTTGTGTCAGTCTTCCACGTGCTTTGCAGTATTGGCATAGATAGTAATCTCGATCAAGCACCAGTTGACGAAGGTGCTTCCATTGTTGTGTTTTGTAAAACTTGTACTGTTCACGCTTGCTGACTGAACGATTGCGTGTGATGTGGTTGTACTTCCAATAGTCGCGTTTCTTTTCGTCCGCTGTGGCTTTCAATGACTTGTGCTGTGCGCAGTAGCGTGCCGGCCACTCCACAACGTTGTGGCAGCCAAGTGCACGGCAGCGGTGTACTCTAGGCATGCTAAATTGCCCCCTCGATTAAGATAATATGATTGTCGAATAGGAACCGTTACCGTCAATATTTAGAACAGTAACATCCCATCCTGATTTCGTTAGCAAACTGATTACTTCATTAACGACTGCTGGATTGTACTTGGAAACGCTAACTGAGATTGGGGATGTAGTATTAATTCCTTTATTAATGGCATCGTTCACATCAGCAATCAGATTGTACTTGTATTTCTTAGTTGCATTGGCACGAGTTGGCAGTGATCCTTCCATTTTTGGTAGCACTGGTGCTGGTGGAGGCAACTGCCTGCTTTGGCCTTTGGCATTATCGAATAGCAATTCTAGTCCTCCGTATATTGCTTGATCTTGTCAACTCGCAAGTCGCACCACGTTTCGTGGGTACCGTTCGCTTTGTAGATCGTCACGACCGGCATTGATCCGTATCCCATCTTGCGGAACCGCTCGTAGTCGTCCGCGTCTGCTGTGATGGTTTGCACTGGCATGACCTGCTTCAGCTTGTATTCCGTTCGCCAGCACTTTTTACAGTGCGGCTTTGTGTAAATAATTGCTTGCATGCGCTCCTCTTCTCTCGAAAGATGTTCAACGATCCGAAATTCAACATCGTACATATTTCCGTAGTCAGTGTTCCATACTCTAGTCATCGGGGTCGCCCGCCCATTCGAACGAAAATCCGTGATGGTGCTTACGCTTGCCATTAAGGCACGTAGACACGTTCCCTCTGCTTAGTCCGAGGAGTTCCGCGGCTTTCTCGATACTACGGAAGAAGTAGCGGTTCCCTGAACTCGTCACAACATATATTGGCTTTTCGTTAGCTTTTGCCGCGCGTCCGTTGCGAGTTCCGTATCCGTTATTATAGCTTTGCGTGCACCATTCGAGATTAGACACCACATTGTTCGTCTTATCCTCATCTTTGTGGTTGACTTGTGGTAAGTTGCTTGGGTTATCTAAGAATGCCTTAGCCACGAGGCGATGAACCGAGTGATTTTTAATGTTTCCGTCTTTCATCAAACCAATCTTACGGTACCCGTTGGTGGCCGAAGTAATAGCGAGAATTTTCCCTTTTATGCGGTGCTCTCGTGCGTCTTTACGGTCGAGGCTTCTCACTCTTCCCATATTGCTAATTTGGTACAAACCTTCGTAGCCTTCAATATCTTTCCAAATTTCAATTGAGTTCATAATTACACCGTAGCCTTTCATCATCATAAACGAACGCATACAACAGATGCTTGCCCGTGGTAAAGCCATTCTTAATCTCATAGGGATCGTTTGGCTTTGCTGTTCCAAGCTGGCGCCACATAATGCCACGATCATCTTTAAACCGCTCGCTATGATAGTGGCCCGAGTGAAGCTCATATGTTTTTGCCATATTGAATATCTTTTTGTACTCAAATGGAAAAAGGCTTGTCAGCTTGTCCTTGGCTACATCTCCGTGGGCGAGCATAATGCCAACATGCCCTAGCAAGTATGCACAACGCCAGTCGGTTGCCGGATTACTGTCATTGAGATCAACCTGCACTTGTGGATAACGATCTATCAGCGCGTAAAGAAAAGCGTATTCGAGATCTCCTGAATGGTTGCCGAACACGCTCTTGATTGATACGCGATTGCTATATTCAATAGCCAGCGGAACAATCTGGTCAAACAGCTTCACTGCATCATGGAATGCCTGACGCATGTTTGCATGATCTAGTTGTGTCCCTCTAACCGTTTGTGTCGCATGAATCTGATCACTATGGAACAGATCCCCCAATTGCTCGATCACAATCTCGTTGTAGCCGTTCATTATGATCTCTCTAAGTTGACTCACCATGTCTCTTAGATCGGCGAATGTTGTCCAGCCAAAATGCAGGTCAGGCAATGGGATGACCAAGTTACGATCGCCCAATTTCTTCATGCCGTAATTGACCGGAATGATTTTGTCGTTGAACGCTTCAACCATTTCACTTATTGATAAGCCTTGTTTCGGCTTTACGCGAATATGAATGCTGTACTGCGGAACCGTGCCGTCTTCAGTACTATGCTGCTCATACACTTTGTAGTCGCCTAATACCATCTCGAACTTATCAGGATCGTATCCACACAACTCCATCAAAGTTCGTGGATCTTTGTTTGGCTCATGCTTGAGCCTCATTAAGGCCGTGACTGTTTGACTACCGTCAGCATTAAGAGCGACTTTTCTGTCAGCAGGTTGGCTCTTTCTATCTGTTTTCGCTGAATCATATTCATTCTTGTGGGGCCTTTTGAACTCGATCCCAAGCCGTCTTGCCTTGCCTTGAAGCGCATCGTAGCTAATCCCTAGCTTGTCGGCCGTCTCACGTCTGGTGAAGCCTTCAGAGGCTAGTTTCCTAATTCCGCTGATTTGTTCATCTGTCCATTGCATCTACTTTCCTCCGAAATCATGTGTGAAAATAGCACCCCACCTTAGCGAAGTGCTTCAACGCAACCGCCGGGATTCGAACCCGATAAACTTGCCCGTGCACTTTGGTAGTTGTCCTACGGAGCCGTTAGGCCTTCGGTTGCCGCTCGCTCTCCCAGTGTCAGATGGGGTCATCGCAAGCTGTGTCCGGTCGCTAAACTGGACAATGTGGCATGCGGGAATCGAACCCGCCTGACTATCTCAGCCAGTCCATTTGCCACGCCTTGCCACAGCTTTATCATCACTGTGGCTCGGAGGAAGAACGCGGTGTCTCAGGCTTCTCACCTTTGGCACAATACAATAATAAGGCAGAAAAGCGTGTTTTTTGTTGCATCATTGTTGCACGGATGTTGCATCTAGTTTCACTAGCGGACATATTTCAGCAAAAGCATAGAGAGCTTCTTGTGTTTGTCGCCAAAGGGTCGTTCGGTCAACATGCAAGTGAGCGGCTAACTGAAGGCTGGATTTACGTGTCGTCTTTGGAGTCAGATAGCTCTCAACTAAAATGATCCGGTAGTCTTCATTCTCTATAGATTCAATAGCGCCTTCACAGCACGCTATATAGTATAGCTCGTCAGCGTGCGATACGAGCTTTTCCTCGGCTTTGTTGCCATAGCTAGGTGACTTGGGCATGCCGTCCATCACGGGGCTTCTGAGCACTATTTTGGTGCGTTGAGCGAGCCGCTTGTGATGCCAGTAGTTCCCCAAGACCTCTTTGGCGTTTTCAATTGTTTTGTCATGATCAATTTGGCTAAAATATCTCGTTGCTCGCACCATTGCGTCCACTCCTTATGGTTTGATTAAATTTGCATCTTGGTGTCCGATATTGCCACCGCTTGCCTGTGCATCAGCCAGTGCGTCAACAGCATCTACAACCACGTCACGCTTCGTCTCATTGCTCATCGTCAGTCACCTCCACAATAGTCATTGCCGGAACTGTCCACCAATCTGGGTAGTCCGCTGATGCGTCGATAAACTCTTCTGCTTTTTCGTATGTCCTAAATGTGGCAATTACTTCACCACCAAACATATTGCGACATTCATACCTCATCGTCAGTCACCTCCTTACAGAAGCGCCAAAGACATGGTGCTGAGCATTTTCTCTTTTGCCAGCCTGTACATATCCTTCTTAATTTCAAAGCCATATGCGTTTCTACTCATTTCAGCAGCGGCCCTAAGAGTCGATCCACTTCCTGCGCATGGATCTATTACAACGTCTCCCGGGTCTGTGAAGATTCCGATAAGGCGCTTCAAAACGGGAATAGGCTTTTGAGTTGGGTGGATTTTAGGATATCGATTATCAATGTCCCAAGGGAACCAGTTAAAGATCATTTGCCCGTCATTGTTGAATTTTGGTAACTTGTCGCGGTATAAGACCACAGCGTACTCGGTAGCCCCCACGATCCTCATGTTGGCTTTCAGAGCCTGTGCCGACTGGTTTTTGATAAATATCAGCGGAAAACTGTGTTGGAACCCGTATTTCTTGCCATATTCGATAACCATCTGCATCTGTTGAAATGCGCAAAACACAATCATTGCTGGCGCCTTTCCGCGCTGTTTTGGTTCCTTGACTAGCATGTGACTGCAAAAATGCATAAACTCAGCAACCCTGAAATCAACATCAGTGTCAAAGAACGTCTTCCCGGCCTTGTCGCTTGTCCCGTTTTTGTCGTTCCCACCAACATACCAAGTGGGGTTTGATCCATAAGCATTGTTTCCAATGTTGTAAGGAATGTCAGCAATCACAAGCTGTGCCTTTGGAATACCGTATCGCTTAAAATTCTGAAAGTGGTCGTTGTAGAGCCCGCACTTTGCTTCGCTCATTTTTCATCCTCTACTTTCTTGTCCCGATACGCCTTTAGTCGAGCGGCAGCTTTTGCTCTTGTTTCCTCCGACATAACTGTGTGTTTTCGGATCGATACGCTTCCGTTGATAGTTCCTTCCAGAACTTCGATCGCTCCGTTTTTCTCAACGAATTGTGTACGGCTATGAACCAAATCAGCCCACTTGCGATTATGTTTTGGTACATCACTGTAGTAGTGCCACTGATCAAGCTCCCGATCATAGCTAAGAATAGTTTCTTGTTCACTCCTTGGTGTTGTCATTTTTCACCTCCTGTTTGATTGGCACTAGTTTGTAGTCCACATCTTCATACATGACGCCTACAACCTTGCCAGTGTCTTTGCTGATGTAGATGTCATCGAACGTGTCGTCTCCAGTTTTCATCGGTCGTCCTCTACTTTCTTGATAATCAGTGGTTCCGGGATATCGACTTTAATGTCATCACCACGGGTGTTGTGCGATTTCGTGTGCTTTGCCATATTCTCGTTTATCCAACGGATACACTGAGATTGGTACTTGGCTCGGCAATACTCGGTTCCTGTGTTTAATCCTGCTACTACGTACATCTGTGTGCCTCCTCAATTAATCGCTATTAGCTATTTACAACCGTGGGTAGTGCTCTTACGGCACCACCGCTTGAAACTTCATACACGCCTTCATATCCGGGTATTGCCCGCCATTCTGTTTTTGTCACGTTGTATACCTCGATTCACTAAATCAATCGCGTCTTGAGCTGAACGGCAAACTCCGTAAATAGCATTCGGTGCATTGTTACGAATGAAGTCGCCAAAACGTTTCTGGTCTTTGCGCAATTGGCCGTGTTCGTTCTTTACTTCAATTAGGACTATCTGACCAGTGCTCTTAACCAGACCTGTCAAATCGGACCACCCAGGCGGTGGTCCTGCATTAAAAATTCTTCCGTCCACAGTCATTACAGTTCCTACGTTCGTTCTAGCGACAATACAACCATGTTCTGATAGTGCCAGCATTATTTCTGATTGAATGGCATGCTCTGATTTGCTCACGATTCATAAACACCCCCATTTTCCACATATGTCGGATGATATGACGGATGGTTGAACACGTCAGAGCTTACTCTCGCAAGGGATTCGCTCACTTTATGACGGATATGACGGATGAATCGAAAAACTAAGTTCCTACTATTATTTTTTATATTTTTCCTATACATACTTTTAAAATTCATCCGTCATAAGAAAAAAATATAAGCTAAAGCCTTACAGCCGTAAGGGTTTGGCGAAAAATTCATCCGTCATATCATCCGTCATTTTGTTGCCCAATTTAAGCGTGGATCGGTTTTCTTCTGAATTCCCAAATAAAATCTGCCGTCCATTTTTCTAACGTATTCGAATTTCTTCTGCATTTCTGCGCCAAACTTTTGCTTGCGCATTTTGTACTCACCAGATTTGTCACACCAGTCAACATATGTTTGGTAAAGCTGACCAGCGGCGGCCTGATATCCGGGTCCTTTTTCGCAGCAATCATTGAAAAACAGTTCAAGAACGTCCATTTCTGTTCGATACTCATTGCTTGCATCTTTCACACTCTGTGGCGGCTCTAATCCTTCGCGCTGCCACTTGAGTGCGCCATCAACGGCCCAATTTAGAATCCCGATTGATTCACGTTCAAGCTTGTATGTCAGCCTTTTGTCTACCTGATCCACTGGCACTTGATGAGTAAATGGAATCAGCATCAATCTCCTCCAGATACCTTCATCTGTTCCTCGAATAATTGGCTTGTGGTTAGTTGACAGCCAAAGTTTGAATTCTGGTTTGAATTCGAACTCTGATCCGTACAAGAAACGTGCGGTAACAGATTCTCCTCCGGTTAGTTCTTTGATAAGTCCTTCATCTAGTCGGACGCCTTCATTTGGTTCACTTGCAGATACCAGACGAGCTCCCTTTAGTCTTGCAATATCGCTGTTGGCACCCCCGCTAGACTGCTGAACCATAATTGATTTAGCTTGCATCGTGCGTGAATAACTTCCAGCTATGTGCTTGAGAGTATCCATGAAAACAGATTTACCGTTTCGCCCTGATCCGTAAAGGATAAACATGACCTGCTCTTCAACTGATCCTGTTAATGAATACCCGACCGCTTTTTGAATGTAATCAATTAATTCATTGTCTCCATTGAAAGTCTGATTCAAAAAAACTTGCCACTCAGGACACTCAACAGTGTCTGAATACTCAACGTTTGATTTCTTCGAGAACATTTTCTTGATGTCATGCTCGTGAAGAGTTCCATCAGATAGATCAATATATCCGTTGTCAACATTCATTAAGGTCTGATCGGCATCAAATTCATCAGTTGTCACCGGTAGGCGATGCTGAATCTCGTCTTCAAGCGCTCTTTTAGCACGATTTCCACGACTGGTTTTGCAAAACTTTGCCCATTCCTTCTCAGCCTTATCGGGATCAACATCAGGAGGAGTTTTTGGCTTTTCCTTTTTCAAGTCAGCAATCACTTCGTCAATCATGGTTCGCAATAAGCCACGCTTATCAAGTTCCCAAAAGCTACCATTGTAAACGTACCAAGCCTTATCGATATAGCTGTACCTTGCGACATCACCATATCGATCAACAAACCTATCTGCATTGCCTGTGTCATCCCACGAACGAGGAGGGAACGCTTTTGGCTTACCAGTGTCAGTAATAAATCCAAGCTTATATTTAGGCTTTTCATGTTTCGGCTGATAAGTATCACGCACATCATTAATGGCTCGGTTGAGTGTTGAAACGCCGTAGGTTGTTTTGCCGTGTTTCTCATCCCACTTTGGCCTCATTAGCGATGACTGACGAAATATACTGTCCATCCGGATGAAATCTCTGCCTGTCCAAAATGCCAGGTCATTTGCGAATGCCAGATCGGCCTCCGATTGAGATGGATATAATGGTTCCCAGCCTCCGTTTAGCAGCTTCTTAATTCGATCACCACTTTTAGATTTCAGCATTTTAATGATGATCTCATCTTCAGAAAGATTGTTAGGTGCTAAATTGTACCTGCTGGGCAAATCAATGACGGTTTTTGGCTCCAAATACTTTGTATATATCCGCTTGAATTCCTCTTTTGAGGGAGAATTGATTGAATGAAACTTGCCAATCTCATCGCCAGTCATTGCAAAGAACCGCCCGCTTTGATACATCTCGACATTAGCTTTTCTTCGGCGTGTACCGGGTATTTCGCCTTTGACAATGATGTGAATACCAGTACCAGACATTGACCTTTCGGTATATGACTTGAAAGTATTCATGAACTCCCATGCGACATTGTCGCCAGTTTGTCCCTCTTCTAGTCTTTCCAAATCATCGCCAATATGATCAACGTCAATTCCTACATATCCGTTTGCAAAGAAAAATCCAAGTCCATCAAGGTCATAAGCCTGCAATGCTGTGATTGCTTCTTCAAAAGTTACCCACTGTTTTGAGTCTGTTGAGCTTGTTTTCGTGCCTGTTAAAGCAGAGTAAGGAATCTTAGTATATTTGTTTTTTTCTGGTTGCCAAATGCGGTGATAGCATCCCCATTGGCGAAGATTTCTTAACTCTTGTGGTATTTTATCGTACATCACATTACCTCCACTTCGTATCTTTGTCACTGCATTGATTCAGAATGCAATCTTTAACATCACGATAGGGAATCCTGCGAGCAAGGCTCTTCACCCTGCCCTTGCTAGACACATATCCGGCAATATCCTTCCATATTTCTTCATACATTCGTAATCTCCTAGAATGGCAAGTCGGAATCGTCAACCGGTTCATGAGGCTGACTTGGTTGAGAATCATCCTTAAATTTGTGCGCAACTTGTGGATACTTGCTAGCATGAACGCTCCACGGGGCCACTGTGTTCCGATCACCATATTCAGGGTTTTTCTCAACTTTGACATAAACTCGTACAGGCTTGTGATAAATAGCCTTGCAGAAATCATCGATGCTATTTAGTGGAGTGCCTTCAGGGATCTTTGTCGCTTCCAATACATACTGGAGACCGTCCATATCGTATTGATTCGTAGCTTTGCGCTTCCAGTTATCGAAAAAGACAACTCGGTTATGGTACTTTCCGTTTGTCTTCGGCTCTGCTGCATCAAGATCATTACGAACCGTGAGACGCAGCTGTAGTGATTCCGATCCACTCTTGGTTGCAATTTCACCGGCCTGCGTAATGACCATTTCATATTCACCCTGTGGAAGTGGTGAAAAATCGTTTCCCTGATTCTTGCTATAATCTGCGGTAATGAATGACATATTAGTTTCCTCCTAAATATTTGTGTTCGGCAGCTTTGCGGGCTGCGATGGCTTCGCTTTTGGTATCGAAATACCCATTTACAGTAATTGCTGCTTGCCTTCATACTCCTTATTAACGCCCATCTACGCTCGCCTCCTCTCTTTAATCCATCCCCGGTGTACACACTGTATATACGCCCATCCAGGCTTATAGCCGCGTGCTTTTGCAATTGCGTACATATCTTCTGGTGACTCGGCGTCTTCGGCTTTCATTTGTCCATATTTGGTTTTTGAATAGTCAGCAACTATTTTGAATACTTTCTTATCTACCTTTTTTAATTTTGCAGTAGGATCAACTTCAAGATCAGCACCATCTGCTCTGAATGAATATCCGCAAAGTGGACATTGTTTAACCTGTGCAGGAACGATTCCGTAACATTTTGGGCAGCTCTTGATCGCAGGTCCATCTGATTTGCCCCTGTGCTTTTCCTGCTTAGGTCGATCTTCAAGTGACCATTCACGGTCAGCATCAGGAAGACCAAAGCGATAAACGTTCGCAACATGATCAATAATGATTGACCTTTTGTTTGGCCTATAGCGCATTCCTCGCATCGATTGCTGAATGTCAAGGACAAGAGAAGCAGTTGGTCTCAGCATGATGACAACGCCGACATCGGGTACGTTAAGGCCTTCACTAATTAGATCCATGTTGGATAAAATGGTGATTTTTCCGGCTTTAAAGGCCGTCATCGCTTTATCACGATTCAAAGCGGGTGTTTTGCTGTCAACATGAATGGCAGATATACCGGCAGCATTGAACGTTGCCGCAACACGCTTGCTTTCTTCAACACTGTGGGCATAGACAATAGCCTGGCGTCCATTAGCCAACTTCTGGTAGTGACTAACAACATCACCAAAAATCATCTTTGTATTGGCCTCATCAATCGACTTTGTGGAGTAATCACCAGTTGATGATTTCTTTAGCTTTTCAACGTCAATTAAGGTTGGCGCATAGTAGTCAAAAGGTGCTAAGTAGTGATGTTCAATTAGCCATTTCACTGTTGGACCCTCAACCATGGTTTCATAAACATCCCCCAGTCCCTTTCCTGAAAGTCTCCAGGGGCTTGCTGAAAAGCCTAAGCGTGGAACGTCTTTATAAAATCCATAAATTTTTAGGTAAGTCTTTGCCAAGCTGTGATGTGTTTCATCAGTGATGATTAGAGTCGGTTTTGGCAATTTTCCTAAGCGTCTAGCAATTCTACCAACAGTCATGATGGTGCATTTGCTCAAATCAACTCCGTTTGAAATAAAAGTCTTCGTGATTTGATCAATAAGCTCTTTTCTGTGAACGGTGAACATAACGTGCCCGCCCTTCATGACTGCCAACCTAGCTATTTCAGCGATGATAACTGATTTACCAGATCCCGCTGGGCTGACTAGCAGTACAGATTTGTGACCATCAGCCAGCTTTTCTCTTGCTTGATTAACTAACTCCTTCTGGTAAGGATGAAGCTGAAACATCACTGTCACCTCCGAACTTGAATAGGTCCTCAATGGCGCACGCAGTTCGATCATCCAAACGATTTTTGGCAAAAATTGCATCTGAACCTGCAAGGATAACTCCTCGGTGGCTTGTCTTTGTGCTGATGACCACGCGCCCTACAACGTCCGTCAGGCCTAATAGCCCGTCACGCACGCTGTCACGAATTTCTGGCGCATACTGGCTGAATGATTGTCCGGTTTCGCTAGTAACGTCTCGCGTGTTCTCCCAAGCGGTTACTAGCACGTTTACTGGTGCGTCCATGAAGATCATGGTCATGATGCGGGCAAAGTAATTTGTATATTTTGAATAATCCTGAAGCTCGTTGCCAATGCCGTTCTTACTGTGCCTACCCATCTCAACAAACCAGTCTTTTTCGAATGCTGAGACGTTGTCGATCACCAGATTGTCATATCCGGATACACGTTCAGCCAAATTTTTCAGAAATTCTTTCCATTCTTCGCTTGGCTTGCTTCGATCAAATGGTTGCACATCGATGTTCGTTGCACCGGATAGCACTTTGGAACTGTCATCCAGATCTAGCACGAGTGTTTTACCATCAAGATTGCGAATGGCTGATGTCTTGCCGACACCAGGCTTTCCATAAATCAAAACTCGCCAGTTCTTTGTTCGATCAATTGAAGATGCATGTTTAATTGGCTGCATCTACCGCACCCCCAGTCCGATGTTTTCAACCAGTCGCGCGTTTGGTACCTCACGGCCAGCTTGTAATGCTTTCTTCAAGTCGGCTTTGTTGACCGTCAACGTGGTCTTAATGAACTCTGGTGGCAACTTATTCGGGTCTTCTGGTGCTTCAACGCTCACTGTTCTGCGTGTGTAAATGCTGAACAGTGGTGTATGAATGTGTTCACGACCAGTTTCAACCATCGCTTGCGCCAATCGAGATTTAATCGTCGCAGCGTTTTTCTTTGCACTTGTCTTGCGTTCTTGCAAACGCCTGATTTCAGCGTCTATTTCTTTGACATCTGCCTCGACTGATTTAAAGACTTTGACATAGCCAACCGCCTTGTCGTCAAAGTCGCCCTCAACCATTTCCATCGTGTCAGCAATCGCTTCTGGATCAGCGTTTCCACTTTCTGCCAGTCGTTGCAAACTGGTCAATTTGTCTGTTAAGTCGTATAATACTGACATATAATATTTTCCTTTCTATCAGTCGTTGGCGTGCACGCCAGCGGCTTTTTTCATGAATTGCTTGACAATAAATAGGATTGCATGTGCCCCATCTTCTTGGCCCATTGCGTATGTTTGCTGTGGGTCTGTGTTGTTCGGCCCATAGTCAGTGGCAACCTTGTGATATGCCGCGATCTGACGATCTGCTTCGGCTAAAATGAGTTCGTATTCCTCATTGGTCATCACGTCATCCCCTTAGTTTTGCTAGTCGTGCACGCAGCTTCTTATTCTCGGCAAGCAGCATCTTTGCAATTGGTGTGTGGTTGCCGCGCATGATGTCTAACGTCAATTTGTTGTGATCTTTAAGAAGATCACCAATGGTACGTTCTGCTTCATTCAATCCACTGCCTCCAATTTCCGCTGTGACCTAAGCAGTGACCAATGATCACGCCGAAGCCACCAGCAATTAGTAAATAGCCAATCATTATTTGCCCTTCTCTCTAAGCGATCTTGAAATCTCTGGGAACCATTTGTCTAAGAAGTCGAGCCATGGTTTCGGATGAAACAGATACCCCTTTTTGCCAGGCGGTGGATATGAAACCACGGTATCTTGCAAGAACTTGTGGAAGCGTGGGACGTTCAAGATATTGTTAACTACCCACGTGTTGTTATGTCCTTCGACATAGCTTGTTGCGGTGGTGAGCGTCCACATGCCTCGTGCTGCTAGCTTGCGTTTTAACTCTTGGTTCTCCTTGATCATCTCTGCCAGTTCTTCTTCATCGACCGCTAAATACTTTTTGCTTGAAATCTGATCATCTTCAACAACCTGCAACAACGGCATGGCATTTCCTCCTTTCCAGTGGATATTTTTGGCGTTTGGGCTCCAATTTAGACAGCATCCTTAGCTCGCTTCAGCTCATCGGCAATAGCCTTAACGCCCTGCTCGAAGTACATCCATTGAGGGACTTCTTTGTCGCTGTGTTGAGACTTGCTGTTAGCCCATCGGCCATATTCGTTTTGCCCTGGCTGTTCGGCCTTAATTCCCAGTCGGTTAGCAATGCAGCCAACCATCTTTCCAGATGATGCATGCACCTTTTTGGCTACCTCACCGGCGCTGTATTCCTTTTTCAGTAGTACCGGAATAGTCATCTCACCGGTGATCGATTCGGCTGCTTTCGCAAGCAATGCCTGCTTAGCTGTTTCTGATTTTGTTTGCATTGCGATCCGGTAAAGCAATGTTCCCTTGCGTGTTTGCGCATTTTCGCTCATAATTTCAAGCCGCTTGTCGGAATCGATACGCGGTTTAGTTGCCTTGGCCTCCGCCCGCATGGTGAAGTAACCATCGACAAGTTGGTCATATACTTCCCATGCTTTGTCATCTTCAAGGATCTTCAGCAGCTTGGAGTACCCACGCTCTGATAGAAGATAGATGTTGGCCGAGTTTGAAGCAGACTGTTTGGTGAACCCGAAACTCAATGGCTCAAACCCATCGAGTTTTTTTAGGTCCAGAATATCGATGCCATCTTTGAAACGTTTACGGTTGTCATTGATACGTCGATTAATCTCACCAAGTGGCTGTTCATGAATCTGTGCGATGTCCTTAACCAACATCGCCTTTTTGTATTTGCCGAACCCGCCTTCGATACCGGTGAATTCAATGCGGCCGATATGCTCACGGCCAATTACTTTTAATTCGTTCATTGCTATGCCTCCTTGTGAATCTCATCGCGAGATATTAGTCTTCAAAAAAAAGAGCTCCAACAGGAATTTCCATCGCTCTGGCAATGATTAACATTTCATAATCGTTAAATGGATACACTCCTTTTTCTTTTAGCTCATATTGCCTACGGCTAAGGCCAACCATTGCGCCAACATATGATGTTGTCCAACGGCGCCGATTGCGCTCTCCACGCAGTTTGTCTTTAGGTTTTAGAAATTCTACACGTAAGTCCTGTTTAGTTGCTCCAGCTAGCATTTGATGTCACCTCGCTTTCAACATCATTAGTATCTCACATTGAGATATAGATTGCAACAGCAAATTTCTCATTGTGAGATATTTTTCTTGCATATGTGATATTATTAACACATAAGAGGTGGACAAAATGCCAAACAAATCTGCAAATATTCTGGGCCCGGTAATTAAGGAACTAAGGAAGCAAAAGAAAATGACTCAGGCTGACCTTAGCAGAATTACCGGCATCGCCCAAAACACTATTTCAAATCACGAAAATCAGAATAGAGCGCTTGATGAAAATTCCATTATTAAATACGCCAAGGCGCTGGGGGTAACTCCCCAAGCTCTATATGATGCAGCTATTGTTAAGAAATCAATTGACACTAAATCAATGGTGATCGATGTACGGCAAACCGCAATTGACGAAATTAACGATGTTGTTAAAGAACTAGTAACGCCTCGCGTGCAAAAAGTTGCTTCATATGCCGAACAGCAGCTCGATGAGCAGCAGAACCCCGACAACGTTGTCAGCTTAGATGAGGCACGTGTAGAACGTAATCTCAATGAGCCCACTTTTGATGTTGAGATTGATGGCATTGTGGCCGCTGGCTATGGTGCCTTTAATGATGATCGCAATGAACCGATGGACACGGTCAAGATTCCGGACAGTGCTATACCACTACACGGCGATAGTATGTCCCCCTACTACGAAGACGGCGAGTTTGTTTTCGCACAGAAAACACAAGATGTTACGAATGGCACGATCGCAGTCAGCGGTCGCGAGCTACATGATTTCTTGGGAGTTGGCAAAGACTTCTCCAACTGGTTCAAAGATATGGCCTCGTATGGGTTTGAAGAAGGTAAAGACTTTTCGCCGTTTTCGGCGAAAACCCCAAATGGCGGGCGTCCACGCATTGAATATGTCATGACGCTCGACATGGCCAAGGAAGTTGCAATGATTCAGCGAACCGATCGAGGCAAGCAAGCGCGTCAATATTTCTCAACTGACGCCACTTATAAAGTACTTTTTTAGTACAGCGTAATTTTCCGCGCTACTCATCAAATCACGAATTGCTGCTAGTACATCTCTGTGGTTCTTTCCAAATGATTCAGCGACCTTAAGACTGGTGGTGACTGCCTGACGGTCGTGCATGATTACTAATTCGTTCAAAGGTATCGCTTCATAATTGGCTATATACTTATCTTTTCTAAAAGTCAACCTTTAAAGTTACCACGGATTTTGAATAGTTTTACAACCATTAGAAAAGTAGTGAACAGGGTCAAGTAGGTTAACACGGTAAACCCACTAGAAATGTAGGGGCTAATAGCGTCTAATGCTGTGGCACTGGATAACCAACCAAAGTGTACCCCTAGCACAATTCCAATGATTAGAAGCGCCACTGCAATAATACCAACATGGCTACTTTTTAGGGAACCTGCTTCTGCAAGTTCCTGCATCCTCCAGCCATCACTCTTGTCAATCTTAGCCAAGTTTTTCCATGCACGATAGTGGACGTAAGCGTCAAACCAAATCTGTACTTCTGGGGAAATGGTTGTGACACTAAGCAGGACATCAATGAATCGCTTGTTAGGAACCTTAAGGGAAACAATAAGGTTTAAGATCATACTTAGAACCAAAGGCAATGCCCAAATCCATGACCATTTAAACCTATTTAAAGCTAGTGATGCTGTAATAAGAATGAGTAACCCTACCCGAATAGCTACGTTCATCCAGATTGTAAGTTCCTCACGCCAACTCTTTCGCGCATAGGCTGTGGATACACCGGCCTTAGTCATATAGTCAAGCTTACCCGTGCTCCATTTAACTTGTTGATTAATGTAAGCACTCATTGTTTTCATGCTGTCCACATAGCAACGAGCAGATCCGCTAATACGAGGTGCCCACCCTAAAGCACGTAATTGCTGTGTTAATAATAGATCCTCAGTATCTGTTTCAGTTGAGTAAACACCATTAAGCTTGTAGCATTGGTTAACTTCTTCAAGGGCTTCTGGACGGAACAGGGTGCATTGACCACCAAGAATGCTTGCAATATACCCATTATGCTTCTGTTCTAAAGTCCACTGAACAAAGCTTTTATTTTGCTGTGCTGTAATGAATCTTGCTAAGGTTCCCCCATGGTTGCTCTTAAGGTTAATAATTGATGTGCTCTTACTATCTTTATACTTAGAAGTTGGTAATAAGCTAAGATAGTTAGCAGATACTCCAGCGATCTTATACTTCTGCTGCAACTCAGTCCATAGGGTAATCAGGCAATTGCTGTCCAAGTAAACATCCGCATCGATCCCCATAAAAGCCACAATATTGGACACGCACTGTTTCTGCTGCTTACCAATATCTTCTGCGTCAGTATCACGATTTCCAAAGAACAGTTGGTACACTTGATTAAGTGCTCCAGCTTTGTGGTCCTTATTGGCAACGGTATCCATTCCGAAAATATCTAGTTTATCAGCATAACTTTTAACAACTTCCTCAGTATTATCTGCACAGTTGTCATAAGCAACAAACAGATTAAGTTTAGTGTCCTTAACTGTTACCAATTTAGAAATACTATCTAAGGTATCTCCAATTGATCCTGCTTCATTATGAGCAGGCATAACAACAACTACCCGCTTAGATACATTGTCCGAAAAGATGCGATTATTCACCGCATCGTCATAGTTGACCTTCTTGTACATGTTAACCATTCCTCTCTTGACGTGAACATCTTTTTGTAATCGGCGTAATTTTGTGCCGATTGAATTTTGTCCTACCCTGACGACCTAGATTAAATCTAGCCCGTTCGTCTTCATTAAAGGTTTGATAGCATCAGACGGATTCTTAATTCCTAAAGCATTTGTCACATCTACAGTGGCAAACCAGATAATACCATTGGAGCTAACGGTTCGGACCTGATTATCTTCGAACTGAAATAGCTTTAGTTCATTCATTTAAATTTCCTCCTTATGTTCATCAAGCATTTTGATGAAATCGTTGTTACTTCCAAAGAAAATGTAGTCTTGCGGAATTGAATACATCTTGCTGATTTTCCAAATCTGTTGCATTTTCAGATTAGATGAGTCTTTCTCCCACTTCCGCAAGGTTGGCTCTGTTACGCCCATCATTTTAGCGGCATCCGATTGGGAAAGCCCTTTGCGAACTCGCAAGTCTCTTATTGTGTGTTTCAAATATACTGGTACTTTTTCAGGAATGTCCATGATTCCTTCCTCCTTTCTACGTTTTCTATACTATCACGATCTTGGCGAAATACAACAGGGAAATTTGCTATTTGCGAAAAATATTTTTTAAACACCGTTGCTTTTTTCCGTTTTGGTGGTAGGATAGCAATTGTAGAAAACATCATCACAATTAATAGGAGGGAGCAATCATGGTAAAGATCGGTATTAGAAAACCGAGCTGGAAAAAATCAATTGCGGCTAGAACAAAGGGTAAGCTTAACCGAAAAATTAAGCGGGCTATTATCCCAGGTTATGGTCAGCGCGGCGTTGGATGGGCTCATCCCAAACGAAAGCTATACAACAAGGCATATAGTCGCACTACAGTTAGCGTCAATGACCTTTTAAAGCAAAGCAACAGGAAAAGCACATCAACAAGAAGGAAGGATTCTATTGTGAAATCAAACGGAATTAATTTTGGCTGCAGTGGCTTAATCGGTCTTACAGTAATCGTTGTTTTGGCCATTCATTTTTGGCCAGTTGTCCTGTTTGCGGCTGCTGCAACCGGACTAATCTTCTATCTCAACCTACGCAAGAAACGGGCACAAGCCGCTAAAAAAGAAAATGACATCTCGGAGAATGAAGCAATCGCTAAATTACGTCAGTACAAAAGTCTTCTTGACCAAGGTGCTATTACGCAAGCCGAGTACGATGTAAAAAAAGGAGAGCTTCTCCACATACAGACTGATGCTAACGATGAAAGCACCGATGACAGCTGGCAGGACTTCTAAGTCAACATCGTGGCTGATAATTTAGCGCACAAAAAAAAGCCCTCCACCCGCGTTAGCGAGCAGAGGGTATTTTTTGTTACCTAATATACAGGCTTTCGCCCGGATAGATCAGGCTGTAGATTGACTTGCCGTTGTTGGCTGCCAGTGTGTACATACTGATTCCATACTTGCTGGCAATACTCCAGAAGCTATCACCATAGCGGACTGTGTAGTACGTGTGGCTTACTGGTGAGGTGTATCCAGACGAACGCGAGCCATAGCTCTCCCCACCATTCACGCCCAAGGCAACATAATGATACCTGCCTGAGTAGCTGAGATAACGTGCCCAAACATATGTGCCACGGATATACACGTGATCATAAATCACACTTTCACCGGGTGCGTAGCTACCAACGGATGCATATTCTGTACCAGCACCAGTGCGGATGTTAACAGTCGTGGACGGCTTGAAAACACCAGTTTGCGCATAGTCGGTATCACTGGCTGCTGTTGAAGTAGACGGTTGCGATGGTGTTGCGGGCTTTGATGGCGCGACAGGTTGTTGACTGTATCCATTATCGGTTACGCCAAGCAAGTCAACGTTGCCATCAAGACCGCCTGCCGCATGCATAGAAGTAAATTGGTAGAGCGCAATGCCGGGCATTGACGGGAATACACCATAATCTGGCAATGCCCGAATCTGATAGTCCGGATAGGCCGCGATCCACAGTGAATTGGGAAACTCCGCTAGAATGCGCTGATAGTCAACGTGTGCCAGTGTATACGGCTTGTAGCTGTAATACATTGGCGTATATCCCGCCTGCGCAATGCGCCGCATACCATATAGAATGGCATCGGTATTGGCAGCCATACTTGATGAGGCACCGTCCTCATAATCAAGAGCAACAATAGAACCTTTCGGCGTTAGAATCTTGGGAAGGAAGTAGTCAAGTGCCTGTCGGCCAATATCAGCACTGCCACCGACCCCGTACCACAGATAAGTGTGGACTTTGAGCCCATTCGCCTGTGCTGCCTTGACTTGGCTTGCATACGTCCATTGATCATACAGCGTACCGCCTTGTGTACCGCCAGCCTGAATGATCGCGAACTTGTCATTCGTGCCATATTTCCCGTTGGCTCCCTGATAAACTGCCCAGTCCACACCGATATCGCCCTTGGCCGCATTGACATGCGATGGCAAGGCAAAAGAAATAGCCGCCAAGAAGGCGACTACCAAGGTGATTAGTTTAGTTTTTAGTTTCATGGTTTCCTCCTTATTGCTGTGGAGCAGCAGAATCCGGTGCCAGCTGAGCCTTAACTGCGTCTGCGGCAGCCACTTTGTCTTGATTAGATGCTTCCTGATCAGCTGGCTTTTGTGGATAGGTTTCTGCTAGACTTTCTTTCAAATCCGCAAAAGCTTTCTCAACCGCGTTGGCAATCGTCTGTTCGTCTGTGCTGGTGAAGCCAAGCGACTTTAAACCATCTTTCACAGCTTGAATGGCAGTCGATTTCTTAACCGCACCATCAATCGCCTGCGTCACACCAAGCTGTTCTGCCGCTGTTACCGCAGCATTTGCCAATGGGCCTAATACCTTTACCAAGGTGAGTGCCTGTTTGTTATCCAGCAATTGTTTTGAGATCCAAGCCCCAATGATCGGGATTGCTGCTACTGCGAGTGATACTAAAAGTTCTGTCCAATTATTCATCATCATTATCTCCTTTAATGCCTACATGGTCTTCCAATCGAGTGATTCTAACCGAGTGACTGCCAAGCTCTTCATCATGTGCTTTCAGATGAGCATTCAAGTCTGCCAGCGATTGTTCGTGCAGTTTTAGCTGACGATTAATCGTCTCTGAAAGTATTTGAATATCAGAGCGTAATGGATCTAAGGCAATCTTTTTGAACAGCCAGCTGCCCGCACTTACGCCCACCCCTATGATTGATATGAACTCCGCCCAGTCACCAATCGTGTATCCAAAAAATGTCACTTTCTCACTTCCTTCCGTGAAAATAGCCGCTAGCTTTTGCTGGCGACATAGTCACTGCCTGTAATTTGTTTGTATTGATCTGGTGTAATCATTACCGGTACATAAGGTGTTAGATCAATTCCCCAACTGTAAAACAGCGCACACTGATCATAATTAGTCACTTGATTTCACCGCCTTCATCTGCGCTACTTCAAGAGTGAGCGCGGCAATCATCTGCTGTTCAGGTGACGGTCCGGGGAGTGGATGATCATTAGCCGGATCGTGACCCTCATCGGCAACGATTTTGCCGTCTACAAGAGATGCGTGACCCTCAAAAAACTGAGACACGTCATCTGCTTCTATGATTTGTTGACCGTCCTCTGTTGGTCCTACTTTAGCATCTTCTGCTTCATAGGCCCAGTTGGTTAGTCGGTTTTGCTCATCTAGCCAAATCTTAATCTTCATTTTAAATCACCACCGCATCATTAATCGGATAAGCATCACGCGTAATGAAACCCAAGCTGCCAGCATACCCGCCTTGTCCACGCCACGGAATGATGTAAATTCCACCCGCTGAAACATACAATTCACAGGCCGCACCCGTATACGACATGCTACCGAGTAACCTTGCTGCATCATCATTATTAAATGGACTATATCCTGGTCGAATGTTGGCAATTTTGACCCACCCATTACCATTCTTCATTTCAAAATAAATCCCAATGGTGACATTTGGGCCTTTTCTTGAATATCCAATGGTCATATTTTTAACATCATTGGTTTCAAGGCCACGATCAATATGCTGATAGAAAACCGCATCGGCAGCCGTAAACGTTGATGCAAGTGTGACGTATTGGCCAGATGGATTATACAAAGATTTTAGTGTGAGCATGCCTTGGCGTGCATCAACAGAACTAACTTCATTACCGTCGTACATTGACTTGCTAACCAACCCCAACTGATCAACTTTAGATTGATACGTTTGCTTGCTATTACTATCCAGCGTTGCATTCGTGACCATGCTGCCACCACTAATTTTGGTCGTTCCACTAATCGTATTTGGAAAACCGTCCAGTTGGATGTGGTTGAAAGATGAGATAAAGGTAGATCCGTTAAAAGTGACCCCATTAAAAGTCATGCCATTAAAGGTTTCGACATTTAATGCTTTGGCTGCAATTGGTTTTGAATCCCAACCACTTGTGGTATCAAATATGGCAAAAGCGGCAAGATTTCCGTCCTCGTCGGTTAACCAGTGCTGGTCCCCAGCCTTTGGTTTAGCAGGGTAACTCGGGCCAACCGTCACAACCGGAACATTGTCACTACCGTCTTTACCATCGCGCCCATCGGCGCCTTTAAATAATGCCCACAAGTAGCGTGTCGGGTCGGTACTGTCAGCTTGCGTTTCGTCAACGTACTGCCCGAAGTAAGATCTACCGCTGGCATCTGTAACTGAAAAATCAGTTTTGCCGTCGATACTATTGGCATATGCAGTATGAAGATAGCTGCTGGTACCATCTGCACCTTTTGCACCCGGAACACCGTCAGCGCCATCTTTACCTTTAAAAAGCGCCCAATGGCCAGCGTAATCAGCTGGATTGTCACTTGGAACGGATGTCTCATTTGACCAAACGATTGCCATATACTTCTTGCCACTTGGGAAGGCACTCATATTGGTGCCTTTATCGTCATCGGCGTAACGAATCCATGGATAAAACTGAATGGCCTTGGGAATGTTTTCAATCTTAACTGCCATATCCTTAAGCGCAGAATACAAATTAGGCTGCTCATTTGCGTAATCCCCCAAAGTGAGCTTGGTATAATGGCCAGCGCGGCTGCGTTCAACCGACAACACCTTTGCAGAAAGAAATAGATTCTGGTTCTCGTCAACAACGTGTACCGTTTGATTCAATGGCACATAGGGCGCATTTGCCAAATCAACTTCGTAGTTGACATTTGGATGGTTATACTTTTTCAAGTCTGCTAGGGCTGCCTGCAATAACGTGGCTTGAGTAGTCGACTCAAATGTTTTGACCCGGTTCCAATCAGACTGTGTTGGGTTAGGGTTGCTGTTGCTTAACAAACGTGAATATTTCTGCACAGCAATGGTATCGTGCAAGAATCCATACTGGTCAAGTACAAATTGTCCGGTTGGATCAGTCCAACTATACCCAATCAAATTAATTGGATCGTTTGAACCGTCAGGCGTAGCACCATAGGCCTTCACTGAGGTTTCCATGTCGTATATATCAACTGTCTTTACGATATTATTGATGTCTTTGTTCATCTCAAAAGAAATTAAACTGTCGGAAGTTTCCTCATGTCTGATATTGATAACACGTTTTACGGCAGTCGTACCTACAAAAACAAAGCCAAAGCTAAGCACTGCGTCAAAATCTTCTGCGACTGATTTAATGCGGCTAAGTGAAGTGTCTTCATCTGTCCATGTAAGGGTTCTGACGTCTGTAGGAAATTCATTAATACCGACCTCCCAGCCAGAATCATTCGTAAACATGAGGATGTAATCAGCGATAGTATAGGCTTTGTCAGCGGTATAGGCACCCACCACTTCATTCATCAGATCGTTACCTGCATCCGTACAAACTACTTTATGAATATGCGCTAATGTATCGTGAGTAACACTGGCAATGACCATTTGATGTCCATTGCCTTCTTCATCCTGATATAAGACAAAATTGTTTTCAGCCGCCATTTCATCAATGGCCTGCTCTTGCTCAGTTTTAAATGGAATCGTCAGGGTCAAGGCAATGGCAGGCCTGTCATCGGTTGTTTTAACTTCACTATCTGCGCTAACCAGCCATTCGCCTTTTCCAGTTGTACGTGCAACACCCATGATGTTGAATTTTCGGTCTGAGAAATAGTATTCCATTTACAGCCATGCCTCCTTCAAACCAACTTCACACTCAAATGGTTGTGCCCAGCTTGATGGCATGAGCTGAATGATGGTATCTCCGGGCGGTAAAAGAAACTTGTCCCACTGGTTGCCTAATGTATGCAAGGTACGATCTTCACTGCCATTGAAATAAGTTTTGGTATTAGCCACATCAACCGTAATTACATCGCCATTGCTGAAGCGATTCTTAATATCTGTATACCAGCTTACGTTCTGCCATTTAATGGTAGACGCAATTAGATACATAGTCGACTCGCCCCATGTCTTGTCTCGCATAAACCATGCTGAAAATTGCTTAGTCTCGACACTAGCAGCGTCCGCAAAAGTAAATTGACGGGTAATAGTCGTCTCTCGTCCTCGATTGCCAACCCATGGTGACACCCGGAAAACAACTGAATTACCAAATTTCTGCAATTCCAGCTGAATGAACTTGTCATTAGTGAAGATATTGCGATCCAACTGTTCATTGACGACTAGTTGATTTTTGTAGTAACACATCCACCATATTTGGTCAGACAGTGCACTATTGTCTTTCAGTATCATCTGAAAGATTGGCTTGCCGTCACTTTCTAAGGTTGTTTCGAGTGAACCAACCTGTGAGACACCAGTTTGAAAACGTGTCATGACGTCCCAAGTTAGATTGCTCTTAAAGTTACCGTTATGTGTCTGAGCAAGGTTGTGTTTGATTGAAGGCCCATTCCAATACTTATGATCGCCAGTAATGCTGGGCCAATTAGGCTCAACCTTCCAGCCATCATAGCTGTCCTGCGTCCAAATCGCATTACCAATCTGTTCATTTGGCGTAGCTGGGTTGTCTCCCCAGTAAAGATTATTGGAAGCAGCTTGATTATCCATGTGCGAGCCTTGAACGGCTGCCAAATTCAAGGCCACTTCGCTTTCTTCACTTGTATAGCCATCAATTTCTTCAGGGTTACCAAATTGAAGTACGCCACCCTGACTATTGGCAAATCCTAGAAAGCCGTTATCTGCATGCATAGTTGCCGTAATAACTGGCTCGACAGGGTAAGTGCCACCATTATGAACCGTGATGGTGTTGGTATAGTATTCAGGATCCGCTGGGTTAGGTGACCATGGAGTTGGGGCACTACCCACTTCCAGCTTTGCTTCTTTGTATCCATATGATCCAGATGCTGAAGCACCATGGTTAAATGTGTAAACCGTTTGGCACTTGATATTTGCATATTTGCTGTCTGGTGTCACTTTGACAATGCTGTATCCACTAGTACCGGCTGATACAGTATTGCCTTGTGCCCATACAATTTGACTGCCACTTGAGTCTGAACAGTCCAATTTTGCACATGCGTCAAAAGTGGGATTGTCAATCCATACTTTGAAGCAATAGTTTGTATTTGTTTCTGGTACGATACTACCAAAAACATGTTCACCCCAGCCATATAGCGTTGTTACTGCTAGCTTGTCACTTGTACCTGTAATAAGGTTCACCGGCACGTCCTTGTATGGCATATTGTCAAACGTCTGCGTGGCTACCGAGTGCGCGATGCCACCATCTGGACAGATAAAACTGATAGAGATTGTCCCTGATCGAAAGCCTTCGGTGAAGGTAGGCTGACTGTCTACGATGGCAAGATAATATTTGTCCGGCTCATCCCCAAAGATTAGCTGCTGTGGTTCGTCCGTATCAATAGCAGCGGCCAAGGAACGTCTTAGTGGTACCAAATCATCATTCATAACAATTCCAGTTACCACAATCGTCTTGACGTCCCGTGACATGTATTGCAACATCTGACCATCGCTGATGCCGACCTTTTGCATTGTGTTGACGTGATTAGTTCCTACATCACGATTTACCATCTGCACATACATCCACTGGGTAATATCTACTCCGGCGTATGTGATGGTCATGCCTGCTTGTTTCAATTAAACGGTTCCTCCTTTCCAATAAGCATTGAACCTGTCTGTTCTGTCGTTGTACTGCTTAACTTTTGGCGCAACTTTTGGATAAAACTGGTCGTCACCAACTTGCAGAACAAAGCTAAGTTTCGTGAGAAGGTCAGCAATATTGTCCAGCTTCTTTCCTAAATCATCTGTACCGCTGTTTTCGCTTTCAGCAACCGCACCATTACCCAAGTTGTGATTGATGTTGGTAACAGCCTGTCCCAATAGTTGCCAAGCACGGCTTGTTTTAGTTAACGGTAGAATTGTTTCTGGACCATCTTCGCCAACAAGCGCATGGATTGGTTGTGTGATCAAGCCACCATTGGCGTACCCTTCAGGGCCACTGACACGAGCAAAAGCAGAACTTCCAGAGCCGTAGATGGCCTTCATGTAGTGAATACCAGCAAGCAGATCGTCATATCCGTTATAAACATCGTTGTGGCCGGGGAACTTATACGCATTGAACGTTGGCCCAATGGTTTGCACAAGCCCCATTGAAGGTATGCCAGCTTTAGCGTTGCTATCCCACAAGTTAATTGCCTTAGGATTACCATTGGATTCACGCTGGATAACCTTCAACCATGCAGCAACTTGATATGCAGACGCTTCAAAACCATTTGCTTTCAACGCTTCAATAACATATGGACGCCAACGTTCAACTCCTGACCCACCGGGATTGGCACCTAGTGTGTCTTGCAACTTTGTCAGTTCTTTTTTAAACCAATCAACGACACTGCCTGTCAATTTATCAATAACGCCACCGGCTAAGTTGCTAAACATTTCAACACCGCCGGAAATGCCACTAATACTTGACTTGATTAAGTCAGTTACTTTCCCGACTGGGTTAGCAAGCCAATCACCAACGGCCTCTAACTTATCCCAAGCGCCAGAAAAGAATTTGCCAACACCGCCAATCACACCACCTAAGTCGTAATGTTCAATACCAGCCATATTCATGATGGCTTTGGTTTCTTTCCCATTGAAGACACGAGTGCCTTCTGGTAATAGTCCTACGGCATTACGCTGTTGACTCATACCGATTTGTCCATTTGGTAATTGGTAAAGTTCTTTCCAATCGGGTCCAGTACCATCGTTAACCATGACAAGATGCATCTTCTGCTCAACTACACCACCAGTGGCGAAGTGAACAGGTGATAGTTTTTTCAGGGCGTCTTTGCCAGTGAACTTCTCCCAAACCCAGTTGATACCGCTGATAGCTCCATTAATAACATTGATAACCGCATTCATGCCATCTGCTGCAGCATTTTTAATGCCATCCCATATGCTGCCAAAGAAAGACTTGAGTCCTGACCACATAGAACGCCATCCAGAATCTATTTTGCTATTGCCATCATTTATCCAATCGTGGACTGTTGACATCCCACTTTGAGCATTTTTACCAACGGTTCCCCAAAATCCGTTCCAATTTTTAGAAGTGTCTGACCAGAAGCTATCCCAGCCTTTGTGGATATCGGTGTTGGCATTGTCAATCCATGATTTTGTGCCATTCATGCCGTTTTTGGCATTTTTTAAAGTATCTGACCAAAAGTTGTTCCAGCCATTGCTTGCATTACTCCAAAAACTATCCCAATCTTTCTTTATCTGCTTATTAGCTGCATCTTGCTGTTTTTGCTGTTGCTGTTGTGCACTAGAATTTTTCTTATTTACATCATTCCAAAATCCGGTCCAGCCCTTACCAACGTCGTCCCAAAATCCATTCCAATCTTTTTGTGCTTGCTTATTGGCAGCTTCCTGTTGTTTCTGCTGTTTTTTTTGCGCAGCATCAGTGGATTTGTTAATGCCGTCCCACCATTTGACCACATTGTTGGTCATTTGACGGGCATCCCATCCAAGGCCTCCTAGCCAACTATCAGTTGGCTTTTTCTTAGAATTCCAGCCATCTGTAAACTTTTTAGCTGCATCACCGGCCCATTTGCCGGCCACTTTGCCAATTGTGGCACCAATTGCGGCACCCGCGGGGCCCCCAAAGAAGAAACCAATACCGCCGCCAATTAAGCTCCCAGCTGTCTCACCAATAGCAGAAAACTTTTGTCCCACAGTGCCATTCTTACCAAATGCTTTTGTTAAATTCTTTATGTCACTAATCGCGTCATAAGCAATCACCACGGGAACTGCAATTTTAGCTAGCTTGCTGCCAATGTTCAGTTTACTGAAGTTTGACAGGATTGATTGAGCTAGTTTAGTATCCCCCAGCGCTTTCAGACCGCTGTAGACATGACCTAATCCTGCTGCAAATTCCAGTGCTTTTTTTGTCATCCAAAGCCCCGCAATCACTTTGACGGTAGTTTGAATGCCAGATTTGTTTTTGACAATATCATCTAGCACATCATGGATAGCTTTTAGTGGGTCTTTCATCGTCTTTGCATTGGAACCACCGACATTTAGCCAACCAGCAATGTCTTTGATTGCAGTTTTGAACAGGGACCATACTTCTTCGCCAGCAATTTTGGCAATTTCCCACATATCTCCGGCAATACCAGTAACATCTTTTTTGTGTGCGGAAACATAGTCCAGAATGTTCTTGGCCCAATTAGCAATAGTTGCCAGCCCTTTACCTAGTGTAGTGGCGGCACTTTGAACAACAGATGATGTCAAAATACCAGCAAGTGATTGCATGCCACTATTCTTAACATCAAGCAACGGTGCTGCCATTTTAGCTTTGATTGATGTCCAACTACCTGACAGCTGTGCGATGGCACCTTCACTGGTTTTACCAAATTGGTCAAATGTGCTCTTGCTTGTTGTCCCAACTTTATAAACCAAGTTCATGAAGTCGTCAGACTTGATTTTCCCGTCAGCAACCATTTTGGCAAATGACTCCTGACTAACTCCGGCAGCTTTGGCTAATTGTGCACCTAAGGTAGGAGCCTGCTTTTCAAGTTTGGCAAGGTTGGTTGTGGTTAAATCACCTGAAGCAACAACTCGCGTCATCGCCTTAGACAAAGCGTCCATGCCGTCTCCGCCTTTGTGCGAAGCAGTGGCAATGCTAGCAATACCAGCACTAATGACGAGAGTTTTACTTGTGACACCATGCGTCATGGTATCAACGGTGGTTTGCATTTTGTTAACTTCGCCACCGGTTGCACCAGTTTCACTGCGCAAATATGACATTTGATCGGAAAGAATCTGGATATCATTGGCTGACTTGCCCATGTTCTCCCACGTCATTTTCAGCTTTTCTCCGGCCTCGTTAAGTTCTAGCCCAGACTTTACCGTGTCAGTAATGCTTGAGCTTAGACGTTGCCAGCCGCTTGTGATGGCGTTGGTGATTAAGCCACCCTCAACAATTTTGTGAAGCAAGCCCGGTGTCTTTTCGGCTTGCTTATTTGTTCCCGATATAGCTTCCTTAACTCTGTTGAAAACGGACGGATTAGCCTTGTCCATTTCAGTTTGCAAGCCAGTCATGGAAGACTTAGCCTTTGCTAAACTGGTAGCCGTCTCATCAACACGCGTCTTCTGTGTACGCCATGCCTCAGAGTCTTTACCACTAGCACTCGCAATCTTGTCCAACTCAGCAGACTGTTTAGACAGTTGCTCATTTAGATTGGTAATGGATGACTTATAGCCTTCCATTTTGGCCTTGTTAGCTTCTTGCTGTTTACCTTCAGCCTCTAAGCGAGTCACATAAGCTTGGTTGGCACGTGCAGCAGCTGTGTACTCTTGCTGTAGGCCAGCCAAACCGGACTTCTGATAGTCCATCGCTTGCTTAGCGCGGTCTTGCTGAGCCTGCATACTGGCCAGCTGCTTGTTAGCACCATCGATTTGTTGCTGATATTTTAGATATTGTTGAGCAACATCGGCAGTATTGCCCTTCAACTCAGCTTGTTTGGCTTTGAGTGCGTCAATCTTAGACTGCTGTGCTTCGATAGATTTACCCAAGCCGTCATATTTAGCTTGAGCAGCGCCAACTGCATCACCAGCGGATTTCATCTCTGCTTCTTGTGCTTTCCAAGCATTCTGGCTAGAACGAACAACCGCCGTTAATGATTTTACGGATTCGCTTGCCGATAATAGATCAAGGGCAATCTTGGTGCTCATTGTTGCGTTAATTTGTTGTGCCACTTTAATCACCCTTTCTCTTGGTATTGCTTCCACATGATTGCCGGATCAATTGGACGATCCTTCTTATCCTTGGCAGACATCATTTCCAGCATTTCAAAATAATCAGCATCATCAAAATCCTGCATTGACCAGTGGAAATACATGACTGCTTGCTTTTTCATCCATCTAAAGTCCTGTACCTGATTTTCAAGCTCATAAACTTTGACGGCTGGGTTAATCTTTGCTTTTGCTGGCATCCTGCTTCTTGGCAGCTAAGTCAATATCCTCATCACTCATGCCCATCATGCGTTCAAAAGTGTAATTAACTGCCTGAATAGTGTCGGCAAATTCTAAATCCCCAAGCTTGTCCGTTTCTTGCTTGTTCAGGCTTAAAACCGTGGTCAAGAATTCGATTGAGTCATGTAACATATCGCGTTGCATTTTAATAATTTCTACCGGTTCCATATCGGCAACATCGTCTGCCTTGGCCATGAGCAATTGCAGATCGTACATCTTTTCCATGTTACGATTGGTTGTCTTGACTTCATGTACACGGTTGCTAAGTTGGCTAACTTTAATTTTCATATTTGTACCATCCTCTGTATTTGATAAGGTCGCTGTGGCGAATCGGACACCACCAAGTTCACCAGAAAGCGACTTTTGAGCATAAAAAATAGCGCACGTTCGTGAGCCATTCATCAGTTGTTGCTATGAAATTGTGTCAGAATGCGTCTGTCAGCATTAGTTACCAGAAGTTCCGGTGCCAGATCCTGTTGAACTTGCCGGCAATACGTATCCGCCGAACACTTCTTTGTACATGTTGGCTTTGTTGAACTTAGAATCAATATCGCTATAAATCTTGTACGGCTGGTTGTTGAAGGCAATCGTGGAAAGAGCAGTGTAGGTCAAAGTGTCATTCACACGTTGTTCTGCTGCCGCATCAGTCTGAATGTTAGCTGCGGTTTCGGTCATGATGCCATCGCCAAATCCATAATAGACAAAGTGTAAACGGTCAATGGTTTGGGTGGTAATAAGCAACGCCACATGTGCCTTCAAATTCTCATCCGTATAACCACCCTTGCTGTCACTAACAAAACCCTTGATTTGCTGCTTAATTGCAAAGTCCAAGTTGTTAATATCTAGAGCTACTGATGGTTCTGAAGTACCAACGGTAACGTCTTGGACGTTGTTGTTGCCATAGATCTTAGCAATCGTGCCTGCTAAGTTAGTAATGTTGGCAGTTTTAGTACCTAAATCTTTGTGATCGACAGTATAGATACCGTCTGTGCCTAATCCTGCTCCAGTACCAGAAATTAACTTTTGTTGTGCATCAACCAAAGCTAACTGGATTTGATATAAACCTACTGTTGCCATTTGAATGCCTCCTAAATATTCTTTGTTCTGCTGAAATAAAACGTGTTAAAAAGTTGCTGTGTGTCCGGATCTAATGTTCGTTGTCTAACCGCAGCTACCTGCCAATGCTGATGAGTAAAAGCCTTCATCATGGCTATCTCAATGGTTTCGGGATCAGAATCAAGCAATTGTGAGTACCAAATCTGTACTTCTACTTCCTGATTCAGCGCCCAGAAATCGTTGTCACCATATGCAGCTGGATCATTAGCAGCATCAGTAATCAAAACGACTGTTTTTTTCAGACTATCGACTAATTCTTGTGGTAAGTTGTTACCTTCAACTGCATCAATGCCGGCAATACTGGCTTGGATAAGCATTTTTACCGCATCATCTACGGCGCTCATTCATCCCCACCACCATTCGATTTGGCAATGATTGCCTGATATTTCTCAGCTTCAGCGGCAAATACGGCATCTTTGGCATCGTCACGGGCATTATCAACAAAATGATCAGCGCGGATATACTTGGTGCCATCATTCAAGAAGCCTGCAATAAAGGCCTTCTTGCCAAATCCGACCGTTGAGCTGCCATTATGGTCACCGTCAATATCTCCCGCAGCACTACTGATATCCTCGCTCAAATGCCCATATTTGCCGCCATCTCCCTTAGTGTTTGGGTGTTTTTCTTTGGTGGTCTCTGCTAGCTTCTTGGCGTAAACATCAGCACCAGCTTTGGTAATCTTCTCTTGGTCAGATACAGAAAGCTGTGCGGCCTTTGATACTTGCTTAAGCCATTGCCCAAGTGCCTCATCCATATCCACGGTTATGCCCCCTTAGTTGTTTTGACTAGGGTCAGGTAGTCATAACGAATAGCATCGTTTGAATCATCTGGACTAATGTCTGAAATGTCATATACAACACCATCAAGGCGTGCCTGTTTCTGATTAATGTTTCTAGCATCATGACGGACTATGATGGTGATTGAATTATCCAAACGTGTGCCCACAAGTGTGTACTGCTGTGTGAGCGTTCGTTTCTGCTGTTTGAAATGTAAACTGTAGGTTGGAACGAAGCTGGTTACATTAATGCCGGCACCAGTCTTGTGTGATTGTGGAGAGCCGAGATCAACCTTGCGGCTGAAATCACTCGGTTTGAAATTAGCTGCCATCAGTATCACCGCTGTCCGAATTCGCTGGCTGATTGGCTTGCAAATGTAAGAGCATCATCAGAACTCCTTGTGATAGCCCGTTCTCAAGAGCACGATCATAATATTGCTGTGTAACCATTGTCTTAATGGCAAGCTTAGCAATCGGATCGGATTCATCGAGAACTCCCACAGAGCTTGTAACTACCCCCGTAGCACCAGCAACCAAATTTGTAATGGTTGTCTTTTCGGCATCATCAAGATTAAGTTCTGCCATTAGGTCAGCAACAATATCAGGTTGAAAGCTGTCATTATCAGCCATTACTTCATCTCCTTCATTGGCCGCCTGCCAGTTGATCAGCAAACTGTTTCTTTCATAGGCGACCTTTCAGATTATTTGCCTGCGCTAGCTGCTGGGAAGTTTGCTTGCTGGTCAGCAATTGCGGAGAACGATCCAGCCACAAAAGCATCAGCATCAGTTGCTTGTACATCAAAGCGGTCAATGACACGCAACTTTGTCTGATCACGTTCAAACGCTCCAGCACCGATGTTGGTAACAACCAAGCTCATCTGTTGACGATCAAACAGCGTCGCGGCCTGAGAAAGATCGCCATAATACAGTGGGTAAACTGGTTCAGCAGCAGTGCCTGCGCTTGGCAGCCAACGATCAGAGATGACAATCACCTGATGACCGCGAATGCTGTAAGGCATGTCAGGAACAACGTTGGCCTGAATAAGATACTGGCCCATTGCGTCCTTAACCTTTGCCAACTTTGCAAACCCGCTAACATTGGTCATCAAAACCGATGTTGACTGGATAGCCGGATCAACAGCTGTGTAGATCATATCTAAGATGTCGTCAAACTTAGCAATTGTTGGCTTCTTAGGAGCGTTGTTCATTGCTGAAATGATGACGCCGTTGCGCGTTACAACATCCTTACGGGAAACAAATTGTTCAATCCACGCTTGAATATTTTGATCGCTGTCATTAAGCAAAGTATTCGGCATTGTTGAAATACCGGCATACCGATGAATGGTGTATTTGATTTGTTTCAACTTTGGATCATCGTTGTCACCAATAAGCGCATTCTCATCATCAAGATTTGCCAGTGGTGTGATCGTTTCAAAAGGCTCATAAACGCGAATGGCAAAACGTTAGCTGGTATACGAATATCAAGAATCGTTTTAGCGATGGTGATGTTCTCAAGATTGATGTGGCGAACGCTAAGACGTACTTGAATGGTTCTCTTGACCCAACCATGCACACGTTAGGTAATCAATGGGAGCAATTCAAACTGCCGCCCGGTGATACTGAGATTGCTATCACGCCCTCGAGCTGGGCACAACCATTTGCGTGTGAAGTCGAGATAAGGGAGGCCTGGCTATAAATGAAGTATTACTTTGCAGATCGAAAATCAAACATTTTGGGTGTTGGGTCGACCGATGGCAAAGGCGAATGGCGAATTGACAACGATATCGAAACACAAAGTGTTGATAATCGTCCTGCGGTCGAGCTTTCTCTTGATATTCACTTCACGACTGATCAGGAACAAGCAGTCAATGAGATGGCTAAAGCAACCAACTTCATCATGTATCAAGATGAAGAAGGCAATGCTCACCAAATGGTGATTGAATCGGTTGACCATGATTCACTAGGCCACATTCACTCAATTGTTGCCAGCGATGCTGGTAATGATTTAATTAACGAAACCGTTGGCGCCTTCAAGGCCGACAA